TCTCTGGCTTCGGGTATATATGAAACCATAAGGTATTATATAAAAGACTGGTTTGGAATAGATATTTCCACTGTATTTACCGAACTATATAACAAGCTGTCTGCGGTATGGACTGTGGCTAAGGTTGCTATACTTTCAGTGCCGAATACAGTTTCTGGTTATTGGCAGCAGATAAAAGGTTACGTGAGTGAAACTTGGGAAAAGTTCAAAACCGATTTGAATGCTGTTAAAAGTACTCTTACTTCCACTATTTCCAGCGGAGTGGGTAAGGTAAAGGTCTTTTTTGATGGATTCAAAAGTGGAGTGGAAAAGATTGCTACATATCTTGAGAATATTGACCCTTGGGAAGAAATTGAGAACGGAATAAAAAAGCTTGGGGATTTGCTTAGGGCTATTCCTAATGCGATGAAGAGGGTTTATAACAGCATAATAGATTCTATGCCTGATGTCATAGCCAATAGATTTACTAAGTATGAAATTCCTGGTGAACAGACAGAATTGCCACAGGAAAAAGTCTCTCTTACGAGTATGGTAGAGGGCAGGGCGAATATAGGCAAGACTACTGCTATACACGAACAGACTTTAAGGGAATTGGATGAAGCAAAGAAAGAACTTGCAGGGACTTCATCAATTTTATCACCTTTCAAAGTTCAGGCTCTGGAAGCTAGGGTAATGGAACTTCAGGCAAGGGCGGACAATGAAGAACTCCTATTGAACAGATATTACGGTGAAGACAGGATTTCCTCGGAAGAATTGATACGAGGTGAGGTTCAGGCACAGACTGTTGCACATTCACAGATTGCTCCTCTTGAAGAAGTCAGATATGCTCCAGAAGCTATAACAGCTATGCCTATGGAAGTTCGGAAGATGGGGGTGATTCCTGTATCTTCTTTGACAGAGGAACAGAAATCACAGCTTGCAGAACTTGCAAAAGAAGCTCTCCCATATTATAGAGAGGAGAGAACTTCCAGGGTTACTGCCAATGGGGTAACTGAAACTATTAGATATGTTTCTGAATCAGGGGACAAATCTTTGTATGGAGGAGTTACTCCAAAGGTTCAAGTTGCTCCACAGGGTGTGATTGCTGAAGCTACGGCTACGAATAAAAATGCTGAAATGCTTGTTGATATGATGCAGAAGCAGATAGATGTCAACGGTAAGACTTTTGGCAAGTGTGCCAAGGCTTTCAATGATGCTTCGATTTCTTTGGGTATGGCTTCGGAAAGAGGTCACGCATATCAGAAGATTGCTCAGTTGAATAAGAATAAAAATTTTGAGGATATAACCTCCCAGTATAAGACTGCCGAAGATTTGAAGAATCTGCCTAGAGGTGCGGTGGTTGTATGGGACAAATCTGCTGAAAAGGAATACGGACACGTTTCTGTAGCTCTTGGGGACGGAAGAGAAATATCCGACCACGTTCAGAATCAGATAACTGGTGCTGACAGCAAGGGCAGGAGATATGGAGCATATCACGTCTATATGCCTAAGTCGGATGTTTCTGCTGTTGCAGAGGAAAAAGGTCTGTTTGCAAGGATAGGGGATTCAGTGTCCAACTGGTTTAACGGTGAAAATGATAATGAGGACGCTGCACTCAGGGAAAATACCGAAGCCATAAAAGCCAATACTAATGCTTCAAAGGAACAGGGTGGAATAAGCAAGCTTCTGACAGGTGCTCTCGACATTATGACTAAGGGCTTGCAGAAGGGTGCCTCTGGTGCTGGTGCTGCTCTTATGAAAGCTGAAAATCTGCTTTTCGGTAACAGTGATTCTATTCTTGCAGCAAAACCTAAAGGTCCTCTGGTTGTCAGTTCTCTTTCTATGACTGGTGAGGGTTCCGAAAAGGATTTTGTAAGCTATGCTGAAGCTGAGGATGATAACGAACCTGTTGAAAGTCCTCTGCCACAAGCCGAGGCTAACAGAAGAGCAGAAGAGGAAAGACAGAGGGAACTCTCTCAGAGACCTGTCACAGTGGTTGCTCCGACTAATAATAACGTGAGCGAGTCAACCGTTCCACAGCCGAATATGAATGACGCTTACATTGATGATATAAGACTCCTTGCTATCAATCAAGGTCTTGCGTGAGAAAGGATTTGAAAGATGTCCTTCTATTATGATAAACTGCCTAAAGAGTCACAGGTTATAATATACATTCCTTATTCGAGGAGATGTATCCGAACGTGGCTGACCGAGGGATTCGGATTCAGCACTAGTGCCACTTGGACTGCCTCGTCTGGTAATGAAGCTGAGATAAACAGTCTGAATACAGTTATACACGATATTATTGCGGCTAATAACATTTGGGCTGGGAGTTCTGCTCAGAGAATGGTTCAGCATAATGTAGTGAATCTTATGCAGACTATATCCTCATATCAGAACTCTAATGGAATTTCTTTCACATTGAAACTGAACTTTCTTGCTACAAAGAGTTCAGATAACGTCATCGAGGATGTGAATGCTCTCCAGTGTTGTACTCTTCCTAAGAAGTTTGAGAACAAGCCTCTGAACAGTGGGGATGATAAGAATCCTCTTGGAAGGGTAATCGCTCCTATGAACTATGATATGACTTCTGACAGTTGTATTTCGGTCAATATAGGCAGATGGTTCAGAACCCCCCAGATGTTCCTTATATCGAGGGTTGACGCTACATTTTCAAGACAGACAATAAAGGGTAGCGGTCTGCCTTTGTTTGCTACTGCCAATGTCACGTTCAACTGCTACCGTATGGTGGACGAGGAGGACGTGAAGGGCTGGTTCGCTCTCGGTGGAGCTTTTACAAGTTATCAGACGGATTTCGGTGAAAATCAGGAAAACGAGGGTGATACTAACCTCGCTACTGCCAGTTGAGGTGTATTATTATGTTATATCTTAACACTGAGATAATAAAGAAGAAGAATTTTACTGATAGATATGACCCTCAGAAGTTTATTCCCTATGAGGAGAATGTTTATGATATTTCCGAGAGCTGGTTTTATGATAGGATAATGCGTCTTCCTATAAGGGGGCAGTATGTTGTTCACGGCGAGGAGGAAAGACCCGAACTGATTTCTTACAGAATATACGGCACTACCTCCATGTGGCACATATTGTTGGCGTATAACCGTATTACAGATTTCACGGATGTTACTGTGGGGATGATAATATATTATCCCTCTATTGAGGACTTGGAACAGATTTATTTCTCTCTGAACTCCAAGCAGAAGGCACAGCCAAAGGGGATTCTTTCCAAGGTATGATAGGTGTAGAGGGACAATATGTCCTGACTTTCAATATAGGGGAGTTTCAGGACGCTATAGACCAGAACAATCTGGCTTCTTTTAAGCTTATAGAAGAGGCTGGGAATGTTCTACCGATGTTCGAGGTGCTTTTTACAACTTATAACGAACATCTGGTTGAGACCCTGAACGAGGGTAATCCCCTCTCTGTGTCTATAGGTAAGACCACTGAGTCTATGAAGGAAGCAAGTCTTGTGATTCTGAACTCTGACAAGGGCAGAATGGGGGATGGTTCTTTTGCTGTGAAGATTACAGGATTTCTTGATGCTATGGATTATCTCACCAATCGTAAGGTGAGTTCCAAGAAAGCTACTTCTGTCAATGTTATAAGGGATATAGCCACAAAATATTTCAATACAGACATTACGTGCAAGTCCAGCGATGAGTCTTTCTGGTTACAGCAGACAATAACCGACAGGGATTTCATAAACCATATATGGTTCCATTCGTGGATAGAGGACAGTTGCCCTATGGTGGGCATTACTGCTTCTGGGGATTTCATCATGAGAGATTTGAAGTCGCTTGCAGATAAGGATACCCCAGACTGGAGATTTGTTACCACTCCTCAGCAGGAGATAGACGTTACTTACTGCGGAGGGCATACAGATGTCAACCCCTCTGGTTTTATGAATAGACTGGGGGCTTATGGAAAATCTATGGTGGTGAGAGATTCTACTATGGGAACATTCAGCAATCTTGTGACGGAACCTTTAGACCCTGTTCTTGCACAGTCAGCTAATGTGGACAAGCAGAAGAAGGTTGACCCTAGAATGTCTACAATGGTAGAGATTTCAGAGAATGTTCATCCTCATTTCTGGGACGCTTATAATCAGAACATAGCTACCTTGGCTTCATTATCTTCGAGTCAGATATGTCTTAAGGTAGTGAATGAGTTTCACCCTTTCAAACTGCTGGATTTGTGCTTTTATAAGGAGGACCGTATTACTATGAAGAAGGGTGATTCAAAGGAGGCTACGGAACACTCCTCCGGATACTATATAGTGACGAGGATTGCCAATGTCATAAAAGGCAATACTCTTGCAACTTTCGTCAATATGACCCGTGAAACTATGAACAACATAAGGGGGCAGGACTATTAAATGTCAGGATTATTCAAGCCTCTGATGGTGGATAATACAAGATACAATCCCTTGTCCATTCCTCAATATGCTACGGTCAGGGATAACAACGACCCAGAACACTTGCAGAGGATTAGATGTGTCATTCCTGGAATCATAGAGGGTGACAATGTGGAGGATTTACCGTGGATATTTCCTCAGACTTTCTCAGGTTTGGGCGGTCGTAAGGATTCTTCTCTGTTCATAATCCCCGAAGTGGGTTCAGAAGTGGTGGTCTACTGGCCTAACCATAACGATATATATCACTGCTATTACTATGCAAGACACCCCTCGAAGGTTACATCACCTCAAAATCCTTTTCTTGAGGATTATCCTGAGACATACGGCTGGATAGACAAGGTGGTGGAATGGTTAAGAGTCAACAAGAAATCCCCTTTTGTAGAGTTCTTCAGGAAAGACCAGTCATGGATAAAGCTTGAGAATGACGGTTCATTGCATATAAATCTGCCTAAAGACCTTATTATTACTATAGGGGGAATGCTACAGGCTGACGTTAAAGGTCAGACTTCTCTAAATACCGCTGCTGAGAAAGTCAACGTAGCCGGTGCGACAGACATATCTACAGGCTCTATTAAGCTTAGTTCTGGTGAAACAGGAGTCACCTGCAGTCACGGTTCTATTTCAGGTTCCGCTCTTGCTCTGATAGGGTCTACCATCGGTATGGCTGGAATGGTGTATCAGAACAGTGGAAATGCTTCTCCTGCCAATCCTCCGAGTGTGAATATGCCTTCTTTAGCCGAGCATAACCAGAAATTGAATCACGCAAAGGAACTTACTCCTAAATCTGAGGGATAAAATTTTTCTGGGGGGTCTAAAATCACTAGGGTCTGAACCTTTTTTAAGTGTCAGGGGTGGGGTATATATCCTCTGTTATTTTTTAAGAAATTGTGGATTGATAAGGGTTTTGGAAAAAGTTGAGAGATTTTAAGTAGGAAAATTTAAGGAGGTTTTAACCCCTAGTGATTTTAGACCCCTGAATGATTCCAACTATCCAGTTTTTTCGGATAGTTCAGAATACTGATTAATATTGGATTCTTTAAATCAGAGGAGGTGGGTATATAACCTCTTGATACTTGAAGGACTATCAACCCCTAGTAAAACTGAAGGGTATCTCAAAAAAAGGAAGGAAAAATTATGGGTGCTGCTGCTAGAACAGGTGATATAAGTAGTCATGGCGGACTGCTGATAGCTATAACATCTCGGACTCAGATTGACGGGAGGAATCCTATAACTGTGGGGGCGTTGCATTTATGTCCACCTCCTGATACATTTCACGGACTCAATATAGTGGTGACTGGTTCACCCACCTCTATGGTGGAGGGTAAGCCTCAGTCGAGGGTGGGAGATGTCTGTGCTTGTGGTGCGGTTATAATTTCTGGTTCTCCGACTGTTCAGGTTGGCTAAGATACACCAGCATTATATACTCTTAATAAATATTCTCTTTTGAATAATATTAGGAGAGTATCCAATGGCTCAGAATGTAAGTCAGTATTCTGATATAAACCAGACCACACCGTCTGCAAAACCCCTCTATTATGGCATTGAGTCTATAATACAGTCAATCAATAATATCATAGCGACTCCGATAGGGTCGAGGTTCTTTCAGCCAGAGTTCGGTTCGAGGATACCTGAGATGCTGTTCGAGATTCAGGATGATACCACCGAGATTATGCTAATCAATGAGGCATATTCTTCTATACAGAGATGGGAGCCGAGGGTGCAGGTGGATTTTGCCAATTCTAGTGTGAGAGCTGACTATGACCATCACACATATGAAATGACCATAGCTTTCCATATTAGAGGTATGGAAAGCTATGATGATTCCTTACAATATTTTAAGACCACATTACAGCAGGTGTTTAAATAAATGTCTATAAATTTAAGTCAGATTATAAATCCTCAGTCTCTGTCCTTTAATTCAATCAAGGACGATATAGTTGCATATATCCAGTCAAGACCAGATTATGAAGCATGGAAGGATTTTTATGAGGGGGGTACTGGTACTACTCAGATTGAACTTATTTCGGGTCTTGCCGCTTATTTGGCTTTCCATTCTATAGGTGCAAGAAGGGAGTCTTTTATAGACCAGAGGAAACTTTATTCTTCTGCAATAAATATAGCTTCCACTTTAGGTTATCCTGTGAATAGGGTTTCTGCTCCGAGGTATCAGATTACATTCACTGCTTCGAGGTCTTTTTACCTTGACAGGGATTTGCCTTTGGCTACATATAAGGACTTTGCCCTCACTCCTTTGTATTCGAGAACCATTCTTGAGGGGAAGAACACAGTTGACTGTGTTCTGGGGGAATGGAAGTCTTTCAGTTATGTTTCTAGTTCTGACGCTAATTTTCAGATACTTCAAGTGGCGGCTGACAATATAGATAACAATCGTAAGGTGGAATACCAAGACCCTGAAGACCCTTCAAAGAAGAAGGTTCTACCAGACAGCCTTGAAATGTTCATAAACGGAGTCCAGCACGAGATAGTGACTTATGCCGAAGAACTCCTCAATGAGGCTGTTCTGATTAAGACATATCTTGACGGTGTTCTGCTGGTGTTCGGTGATGGCATTCTTGGATACAAGGTCAGGAACAATGATGAGATTGTGTTCAATTATGTTGAGGCTACTCCTCCGCAGGACTTCATCACTCTTGATGTGGGCACTCTTGATTCGTCCTACCCGGTGGTATTCACAGGGTTTGTGAATTTAGACCCTGGTTCCGACAGAGATTCTATTGAAAAGCTGGCTGTGCTCCCTTCTGGATATTTTGCTTCTAAAAGGCGTATGCTGACTGGTGATGACCATATAGCTATGCTTATGTCATACAGTGGTGATGTTATCAGTGCCTCCTACAACAAGAGGGAGGATACCTGTTGTACTATAGTCATGTGCTATCTTTTCGAGGACGAACATATAGTCACTTCAGTGGAAAAGGAATTGATTCTGAATTACCTCAATGATTTCAAGGTTGTGGGGGTTCAGTTGGATATGACTCATCCCAAGAAGTTCGGTGTTATGTTCTCATATCTTGTCGTCATAGATGAGGGAACGGATATAGGTGAACTACAGAGTTCCCTTGAAGTCATCATTAATAAATATGTGAATCAGTTAGGTCAGACATTCCACGCAGGGGGTGTCACTGCCGAGTTCTCCAAGCTGGACGGTGTGAGCAGGGTCTATGTGAAATATCCTGTTTCAGACAGAGAGTTTGATTACGACCAGTACTTAGGTCTGATATATTATGATATTACATTTACTACCAACAAGAGTTATACTGCTGTGACAGACCCAGAGAACACAGGCTACCTCAGAAGGGTCGCTTGGGGCAGGGCAACCTCTGTTGAAGCCGGAAAGGTCATCTGTACCGATATGAAGACCCTTTCTCCTGACGGTGAGGTTCCTGTGTCTGAGGGAGATGTTCAGGTGGGGGATATAGTGGTTCTTCACGATTCCAAGACAGATAAGGCAGAGGTTGTGGAAGTGGTGTCAACTTCCGAACTGATACTAGACCATGATTTAGTTCAGGAACAGGACGAATTTTTTGAAATCTACCGTCCTCTAGGAGTTGACGAATGATAACCACTGAGTTCAAGTCAAAGCGTTTTCTCCCTGAGTATCTTCAGGACGAGGAACTTTACAGACATATAACAGAAATTATAGATTATGCGATTTCTGAGTATCATACCGTCCCTATGCAGGACGTGAGGGCACTGTATGATATTACCAATCCAGAGTTTTCACAGACCCAGACACTCAAGCATCTGGGCTATGAAAACTTCTTCTCTTTTGCAAGCCCTGAGAATGACCGTGCTGTCGCGGCTATGCTCTCCAACATTTATGACCTCAAGGGAACCAAGAAGGGTCTGATTTATCTGCTGAGGCTGATGAAACTCGATGCTAGGGTATATGAATGGTATGACATTAACAGATGGCATGAGGAGGGGAATCCTGATTTTCCTAATGAGGTAGACCCTTGCTCTATAATTCTCGACATAGCTTCATATAGTGATATGCCTTTCGGCATATGCAGTGCTGATTCTCCGTGGGCTGTGCCTAGGGAGGGTCAGGAATACTATGAATGGGTTAATTCTGGAGTAGCTATAGAAGATACAGATG